CACATTCATAACATCCGCGTCGCTTGTATAGTTTCCGCCAACTGAACCAGTCACCCAAGATTTTAATCTTCTGTCATCAGCTTCAGAAGCTCTGTATCTGATGTGTAAGAAAGGTCTTGAAATGTTTTGTCCTAATTGTTGGTCGTAAACTGTAGAAGTTCCAGCCGGTACAATAACACCTTTAATATCGTTAATTAATCCACGAGTTGTAGAATCATTTAAATATTTCCAGTCTGTCTTGTAGAAATCGTAAGCTCCTCTTCTGAATCCAGAGAATCCTAAGTTCAACGCCATATCCTTGTCGTTGTCGAACAATCCATAAGATGTTCCACCAGCTCCATAAGAGTTTTGAGTTGCAAGCATATCGTCGATAGAGAAACTCATATCACGATTTACAAACAATGCGTTCTCTTCGATAGCACCTTGCTTGTCTAATCGAGCAACAATAGCATCGAATTCAGCAAGAGTTTCAGGAACTCCACCAAATACGTTACCTCTATTGTTCACAACGTAGAACAAACCTTCAGTACCTTTATAATTTACTCCTGTTGTTCCTGCAGGAGTGGCAGCTATTGCTCCAGATCCTGTCTCAGCAGGTACAGCCTCAATCATTGAAGTTTCAAGATAGTCGTCAAAACGTAGACGAGTTTCGTGCTCTGACTTAATGTACCATAAATACCCTGAAGCACCGTTTTCGGTAGTTACTTCAACCCACCCGATTTGAGCCATATCAGAACCATTTACAGCGTAAAGGTCTTTAAGTATAATCGGAGAATTTTCATAGAAGTCGTCTTCAGCTTCTAATGAACCTACCATTCCTTCTGTTCCTTTTCCAAATTCAGAACCGTAAACAAATACTGAACAAGCAACACCTGCAGCCATAGTTTGACCACCAGCTTCGTAGTAAGCAACAGTGAATGTTAATGGAGCACTGCTACCACCAGTAGCATTAACCTCAGTTATAATCCCTTTGTTGGATAATGCAGACCCTGCAGTGTTATCAGAAATAACAACAGTCTGACCAACTCGGAAATTACAAGTGGTTATACCTGCATCAGTAATATCCCATACAGCAGTATCGTCATTAACAGCACCTCGAGAGTCTGCGGCAGCATACTTGGTATGAAGTCTACCTTGCTCAGCCCACTTAATCAAATCTGATTCAGATGGTAACTCAGAAGAAGTCATTCTTAAGAAAGAAGCAACGGAACGATTTCCATATCGCTCAAATTCTTTCTCGTAAGTGTCAGGAAGATATTGATCTAAAAAGTCAAAGTCTTCAATATAATTTGTAGCAAGTGTAACCTTGTTAGCACTTGGAGTCAACGAATACGTTGGGGATGATAATACAGCCATTTTTTAATTTTTTAATTTCTTTTTTTAATTTTTAGCCCCCGACTATCGCCAGGGTTTACCTCTCGTACTGAGAAACCGTCTTTATTTATGGTCTGAGGAATAGGCTTAACGCTCATATCTATATTCTTGGAACTTCTCGCTCCGTTAGATACCGCTTCGGCCCTACCTAGCTCATAAAAATGTTTAGCCAGTTTATCAGGGTTTAAGGCTGCGGCCAATGCTTTATGATATCCTTTAGCATCTTTTATCGTGCCATCTTCATCGAAATATTTCCCGATAAAGTTGTCGATATTAAGTTGCGTAGATTTCACCTCGTTAGCATCTCCAGGTAAGAAAGAAATTTTCTTCTCATTAACATCAAACTCGAAACCTTCGAATCCATCAACAAAAACTTCATTCGTTTTCTCTTGGAACACACTAGCTTGTTTAGCTTGCTTTTCAGCTAAGCTCGATTGACTAGCCTCATATTCTTTAAGTTTTGAAACCATTTCAGGGTCTTCCTTAGAAGCAGAAACCACTTGCTCAGTAGGCATCTTATACTTCTCTTTCTGTTCCTCGAAATATTTTCTCGCTTTTCGAACCTCTTTTTTCTTAGCAATAGACTTTCTTTTCACGTCCGATTCATCGTCAAGGTCTTCATCGTACCCAAACTCAGATTCAATTAGATAACTAATCTCTTCGTCGTCAGCACCATCAACCTCTCGATAATAATCAGCGAGTAACTGGTTTTCAGGAATCTTAGTCAAATCTTTATTCAGTTTAACAAAATCCTCAAAACCTCTTCCAGTCTCTTGCTTGTATTTGTAGTAAGCCTCCACATCTTCAGGAAGTTCTTCTTTAACCACTTCTTTTTGCGGTGTTAGAAAATCATCTAACGATGATACCTCCTTGTTATATTTCGACTTTATATATGAAAGAACATCTTCATCTTTAAGTTCAACCCCTTGCGGAGCTTCTTCTTTTATTGTTTCAGGAGTTTCTTGCTCTTCAGCAACCTTCTCTTCGTGCTTTTGGAGCACTTCTGCTTCCCTTTCTTGTATGGATTTTTCTTCTTCACCCGATACTTCTTTTACTATAATACTCATTAAATTAAATTTCTACAAAATTAGTTAAAAATAATATACACTTTACCTAGGGTCGAATTGACTCATACTGAACCCATCTAAAGAGTCTTCGTTCGATTCAAAGTTAACGGGAGGTAAATTGTTTTGTCTTTGTTCTATCAGCTTAGACTGCTGCGTGCTTTGTATCGACACACGCTTATCTTTAGCATCTTCTTTCTTTTGTTCTCGTTTCTCTATCAAATCTGTCTCAACTCCTTTTAATTGCATCTGATAATTAAACTCAACGCTCATTAAATACTCTTTCAGTTCAGCCTCGGCCTTCATAGCTTCTATCTTACCTTGAGACTCTGCCATAGCGATAGCAATCTTCATATCTTTCTCGGCAGCTATTTTCTGCATAGCTGTTTGAGCTGACATCTGCTGAAGTTGCATATTATTCTGAGAGTCCATCTGCTTCATTTGCATAGCATTCTGTTGGTCCTGTTCAGCCTTTTTAGTTCTTCTAACTTTAAGTAACTGGTTAGCTGTCTTAATATTCTTAATCTCTCGAATATCAATAACATCTTCAAGTGTTATTTGGTCTCTACTTAGTGCCATATTTATATTGGCCTCTAATTGAGCTTTTTCTTCTTCATCAGGAGAAACGTCTATGAACACCCCAAAGTCAAATAAGTACAGGTCTTTAATTTCTTCTAATACTCCAACATTGTATTTACCTATCTGCAAAGTAAACTCTTCTTTAAAGTCGGCATACTCTAGTATGTCGGATATTCTACAACTGACAGCCTCTGCAACTGTCTTAGTCAAGAATAAACTACCGTCCAATATGTGTCTTGTGGCTGTATTACTATTAAGTGCCGCTAACTTCTGAAGACCAACTAAAGAGTTTGGATCTGGATTAGAGGCATCTCTAGCTTCATTTAGTCCTGTCACATCTCTAATCGTGTTTAAATAATGATTGTAGCTTGTTATTAAGCTGGCAATCTTACTTTGACCACTGTTCGATGTAAGTTGTTGAATAGGCACTTTACCTTGATTGTATTCGCCGTCCATATTAGAACTTCTGCCAACAACGCTACCTGTTTGGAAGTATAATCTCAATGCATCTTCTGCAGTATACGCTCCACCGGTACCCATATCAACCTCATTTAACCCATCGGCATCTATAAACACCCCATCAGGAACAACCTTAGATATTACTTGTTGTAGCTTCAAGTGGCATATTTGTATTTGGTCTGCGAACGGAATCATTCTGTTTGTTAAAGATTCTATTGAGCCTTTATACATCCTAGGAGCCGAAACAACATAACTAGACATCGCATCCTGAGATGCTGACTTCGGTCTAACCATATTTTTCTGAACTTCCCACTTTAGAACGATATTAGTTCCGGCCACCATAACTCCCTCGTACCAAACATCTATAAGTTTTTCAACTTTCTCGAAAGTGCCTTCATCAAGCATTTCTTGAGGAGGATTAAACGTGTCATCTTTCTCAATTACCCTAACTCCTCCGTTTGGAAGTATTTTCTTCTTATAAACAAACTTTTTAGTTGTCTTGTAATCGAAATACAGTAAAGTACAAGAGTCTTTGCTGAATATATTATTATCGTACAGATTCCCTGTATCATAGTACCTATACCAATCCTGAGACACTTTTGATATTTTCTCTAAGTCATCTTCCGTTAGCTTAGGATTTATTTTCAAGACTTCATTTATATGAACGGTCTTAACCTCTCCATAGTAAAAGCAGTCTCTAAAGTTCCTGTCTTCGGTGTACGAGTATATTAAATTTGCAGGGTCTACGTAATCAATCCTTAATCCAGCTCCTTTTAAGAACGAATGCTTATATGCTCCTAAGCCTAATACAGTAAGGTCGTAATTTACCTTGTCTCTCTTTTCTTCAAAATGATTGTCGTCAAATATTGTAGATATCGCAACCTCTTCAGCTATCTCTATTGACGGCTTGTACTTTAGTTGCATATACAACGCTTTCTCTTCGTCGTCATTAGGTAGTTCGTCTTGAGGAATGTTGAATGCATCTACGCCGAAATCTTCTTGAATTTGATTCAATAAATCTTTAGATACCATATCAGCCTCAATAGTTCTCTGAAACTCAGACCTTCTGCTTGCGGATACTGAATCTTGAGCATAAGCCTTTATAGAGAATTGCCTAGAAGACATACCATTAACAACAATATCTACGAATTTCGGAATGATTGGAACTGGCGTAAAATCTAAATTAAGGTAAGATAAATCACCGTTTACAGCAATCTCTTTTTTGTATTTATCTATAGGCTGTTCACCTCTTGCATACAACCTTCTTCTATGAAACTCAGACACTTGGTCGTAAAACCTGCATCTGCCACCGTTTCGATTAAACCATTCATATTGAATAGCTTGACCTATTCTTAAACCAAACTCAGGAGTGCTTTTTTGAGCATCTGGAACATATTGTTCAGGAAAGTAGCTCGGACTTATATTTATTGAAAGGTCGCTCATTATTCTAGTATTTTACTTGTTCGCCCACTGTTGTCGTATCTTGCAAATTTAACACTTATTTTATGCTCTTTCTTTTCAGGTACGTAAAGATGCCTTTGATTAGCCATTATGGCTAGTCCTGAACTTATCGAAGCATCGTGATTTGTCCTCTTTGTTATGTCAAACCTAGCCCAATCTCCAAGCGTTCTATTAAAGAACATATCCCCAACATCACCCATTTCTCTGTATCGTCCATTTTGGTCTTCTCCAACATATTTGTCTATGTACGACTCTATTGCAGCAGCGTGGTCTTGCATTATATCCGAAGATGAGTTAGGTACACCACCTAATTCTCTTTCTGTCTTAGACAGCTTGTTAAATGGCTTGTCGGGCCTGTTCATAGAAAATCCTCTATACCCTCTATTCTTTAAATGATATAGTAGTCTCGGTTTATTATTCTCTACTAGTATCGGCATACCATAGAACACAATAGCCATTAATATCTCCTCGAAAAATATCTCAGCAGTTTGCGGCCTTGCTATATACTCCAAAAAGAAGTGGTTGACAGGTGCATCGTCCATGTGCATCTTAGTAAGCCCGTGTAACGACCCGTTCGAGCCACCACCACCAACTACACCACTAATATCGTAAGAGTCGCATCCGAACGCACCTAAGTGTTCATTCCCTGGGCACTTTATTCCGTTACGCACCACAACTCTGTTTTGCATATTAGCTTTCGGTATCCACGTTACTCTGAATCGTCCATTCTTATTAGGAGTCCATATTACCTTAGTATCTTTTATGCCATCCTTCCAAGAGAAGCTACCAACGGTAATAATGTGGTCCATTATCTGCCCATCATTATAGTCAATCTGTTGGTATATTTTAGCCAAGTTGAATAGCGAGTTTTTAGACTCGTCTCTGAATGCGTGACTCTCTGTCCTAGGAAACTGACGATAAAATTCGTTCAATGCGTCAGAGTCGCCTTTTAATGCCTCTACCTCATTATCCCAAAAATCAATAGCTCCATCCTCTATCAGTTCCCCATCTACTCCTTTCACGGGGTTGCTCGGTGTTCTAAGGATAGGGCTTCCGTACATGTCAATATACCCTTCCATATTAAACTCCATCGGGATAAATAGAGCGTACATACCTGATTTAGTCTGACCATTCTTACTTCTTTTGGTTACGTCTGAATCATAGTACATCTGCTTGAATTGCGAACCACCTGCATTTTGAGAGTTACAAGTAGACCCTGACATAGCCTTGCCTATAATCTTGTTACCTAATCGCAAACAAGTCTTCATTACGCTCCAATTCTTTAGAACGTTATTAGGCTTCTCCCACTTACCAATCTCGTCATAACCTATCATTTTAAGCTTCTGACCATCGTAACTATTGTCACCTGTATTCTTCCAATCAATAGTAGTATTAAGACCTTCGATTTCGTCTTCATCTTCGTCATACATATTGTTCTTCGTAATCTTGGAAGCAGGAACCCTAAACGACAGTTCTGTCTTAGGTTTATCCATACCATCCTGAATAGGTTTAAAGAAGAACGGGTATGTTAGTACGATTGGAACAACTTTCTTAACGAACATCTCTTTAGCGTCGCCCCCTGATTTAGAAAGGATACCAAAGTTAGATTCTTTAGTTATCGTGGCTTGGTTAGATAGTTCGGATGATGTCATAAACGAAAACCCTGAACGACGTATCTTCAAGTAAATCTGGCCGTATGATCTGGAATCTGCTTTACACGCCTCCCAATGAATGTATAATATTCGGTTTGCATACCGGTAATCAGGAAGACCAACATCTATCTTCGCCCATTGAACATACATATAATGGCTGCCTGTAATATAAGTAGGCTCTCCATTATTCATAAACCAAAAACCTTCTTCTCTACGTCTAAACTCTTCCTCTATGTAGTCAACCCATTTAGCTTTAAATTCTTTAGGTCTTTCTATCCAATGAAATATGCTTTTTATTTTCGAAAGAACAGCAGGATATTCAAATGGTTCCCAATATTGTCTATTAGGCGAATCACTTCTACTGTATACTTCTTTAGGTTTTGCAGGTAGACCAATTAATAGGTCTTGTATCTCGTAAATTTCACCAAGCGTTCCGTCTCTTGATATAATTACTATATCAAACTCTTTATCGTAACCGTACTGCCAATCCCTTTTCGCATTTCTTGCTATACGTATTTTATCAGGGACTATGCCATCTACAATATAGTGGAGTTTATCTCTTTCCTCCTGTTGCTCGTTTTTCTGCAAATCCTTTTATCGAGTTATCTTTTATCACTGGATTTTCTTCCAATGTATTTTGTTCAGCCTCTATTCTTGACATTATCTCAAATGCATCGAATATCGCTAGTTTTTTTGCTGCTGCAGCATTCTTCAGTTTGTCCGCAGTTAAATCACCTTCGTCGTCTGTTATAATTTTGCCTTCAGCAACCTTAATGAGTTCCTTTACGGCTTTTTCTCCAGCTTTGACTATTCTTTCTCTAATTTCTTTGTATTCCATTTTATTGTAATTGCTGAATTGTAAATCCTATACACAGTCTCTCCATTTACTTTAAACACGTATTCGCTATCAGGCACAAAAGAAACAATGTCTCCATCGGAGTAATTATCGCTAGAAAACAACACCTCGCCCATAAGAGGTTCGTGTACAGCTATATTTTTATATACTTCGCTCATTACCGGAACAGGCCGCACGAAAGTAAACCCTTCTTTAGCTATCCAATTATCTTCGCTACCATATCCAAACCATTGGTCGTCATCAATAATAAAAGTCCCCTCGTCCAAGAAGCTCCTGCTATTTCGCCCTCTGCCTTGCATATCAAAATAAATGCGGAATACGTTGTGGTGGACAATAAGTAAGTTTCCTACGTTAACAGGGCCGTCATAATTATTAGGACAAGAAACAACTTCCGCATATCTATTAGTAACTGTATAATCCTCTTGATTATTACTAGTAATAAGCTCTACTCCTCCAACAGATACAGTGTTATCGTATCGCTTAGCATTGAAGGGCTTCACTATAAAAGATGTTGGAGACTTCATTAAAAATCTATATTGTATTCAACTGATATCGGCATATTAGCATTAAAAAACTTCCATAAGAACACTTCGCTATTTTCATTCTCTATAAAAACAGAGTAACCTTTTTTTGAATCAGAATAGCTTATTAGGTGTATAATATACTTGCCGTCACATACGTGTTGACCTAAAATATAGTGCATTGCGGATTTATACTCCACCCCAACAGAAATCTTCCTTACTTGCATTATTACTTCAAAAATAACAAAACACCTTCAGAAATAGCTACCAGTGTGGCAATTACAGCTATTTTTCTATTCCTAACCTTCTTGTTTATTTGCTTGTCTCTATCTTTTCTTAAAGAATTATATCTCACCTCCAGGTTACTAGAGTAAACTAAAGACTTGCTTAAGGCTTTATCAGAGTTAAATATTAGAGTATCCTTGATAGAGTTTAATCTGATT